GTCGTCGCCGTCGCCGTAGCCTTAGCCGTTGCCGTAGGCGTATCCCTAGCCGTCGCCGTTGCCGTAGCCGTTGCCGTAGCCGTCGCCGTTGCCGTAGCCGTTGCCGTCGCCGTATCCGTAGCCGTAGCCGTTGCCGTATCCGTAGCCGTCTAATCCAGCAGCGAACATTATTCGACGCTTTTCATCTTCGCCAAATAGTTTCACGCATTCAGAGACAGAGCCATAGAACAATCCCGTTTCTTTACACGCTTCAATAACACCGGACAAGCAAGCGCCTGATCTGACAACGTCTTCAAAAGTTATTACGCGCTCAGCCATTTTTCAGCGGCTTGATCGGTTACAGAAAATACGGCTGTAATGTCGTGCAGCACTTCAATGTCTGAATTGTGCCCTATTTTACTTCCTGAGTTTGGACCAACAGAGCAAAGCTCTTGCAGGCCGCCCGTGGTGTTCCATCTGATAGCCATTCGGCAGTTTTTCAAGTTAGTAAGAGTCGTTTGGGTAATGTCTTTGTCTTGCTCTACCTGAGCAAACCAAACGCCTCTGTGTTTTGTAGTGATAATGATATTTTTCATGTTTTTTAAATTTTCCCCGGCCCGAAAAGAGCCGGGGGTTTGGTGAATGGTTATGTTAAAAAGGGAGGTCTTCACCTTCCAGAGTTCCGACCGGCGGCGCTTCCATTCCGGCGAACGGGTCATGTTGTGGCTGTGGGGTATTAGCCGTCTTTGCCAGATTCCATTCATCCGGCATTTTTTCAGCAGTTGCGGGGGTCACATATTCTTGCCCAGATCCTGGAGTGATTGGCTTTTTCTTTGCTTTCGCCGCTTGGTCAGCTTCCAGATAAGCAGGGACGGCCGCCTCCAGATCAGCCAGTGCCGGGAACTTTTGCGATGTGGTAATCCCCGCCTTCAATTCGGGGTAGAAAAACATATCACCGGCACCGTTCCACAGTTCGCCCTCTTTTGTACGCTTGGTGAACTTGCCGCCAAAGTGGAACGCCCAAAAGCGGCCCTGTACATAGAAAAGATCAAAGAGGTTGACACGGGCGGCGTTCTGTTTTGTTTCCGCTGCAATGGCTTCGCGAAGTGATTGCTCCAAGCCTGCCGTTAATCGCATGGCCACACAGTCGCCGCTTGCGTGGTCATACAGGATGGCATACTTTGCGTATCCTACGCCTTGCGGCAAATCCTTTTTGAAGTCTTGGTAAATGCCGGATGCCACAAGCACGGAGTTTTCACCGTAGCCCATGCGCACATCAATGGTCTGAGTTCGGGTGTCTTGCACCAGGTTGCTGTAATAGTTGATGTACCTGGAGCCGTCAGGAATCGTGCCTTGCACACCGGAAAGCATGGCAATGATGGTGCCAGTGAATTTTTCGAGGTGTACGGTTTGCTGGGTGTCTTTGTCGTAATAGCTGAATCCAGCTTTTACTTTGTCGGGCGTAGCGTCAGCCGCAAATGCCGCCGGTGTTTTGCCTGACCTGTACTCAACGAAACGCACCCAGGGGTAAGCGGCACCGCTTTTTGGGATGTCGTTCGTGGTTGGTTGTTCAAATTGGAAAGTGTCCATTATACCAAAATTTAAGGTTGAAAAATCATTGTTTGCCGTCGCGCGGCTCTTCCATCCAAGCCGCTTCGCTTTTGCCATCCCATGGTTGAAATTGGCGGCTTTTGGGCTGGTTTTCCGTTTTGCCGTCCCACGGATTGAACTGGTAGGAAAGTTGCAAAGCCAGTTCCTTTTGGCTGACGTAGCGGCGCTTGATGCGTGGCGTGTGTTCATTTCCCATAGCTTTAACTCCATTTCTGTCAAGTGAAATCCATGTGTTTTTTGGAAGGCTTTGCAGATACTCCATTCTCTCGACATCTTGCCTTGACAAATTTTCCTTGCCTACAATTTCAAAAATTCCAAGCTCAATACCTCCGTTTAATGTCTTTTTCATAACATTACACCGTTTGAAGGTTATCGTATACGGTTACATCCTGACCGTTAACATGGTCGTGGATTGTCACGGTTTCAAAGTCAGTTGAGCCGTGGCGCTGGTCATAGTGCCAGCGGGCGGATTCTTTGATTTCAGAATAGAAATTTTTAGAATCCTGGTCACGGGCGGCGGCATTCAAAATGCCGATGCCGTTGGTAACGCACTCTATTTGTTCAATGTGAAAGTCCATGCCCTCAAATACGTCAGCGCCGGAGATGGTGCAGTAATCGTACTGCGGTTCCGGTTGTAAGGTAACGCGATACAGGTACTCAATGTGCCCATACAGAGGCACTTCTATTTGGTATGGGAAATCAAAGGTGAAAGACGTAGTGTCCATGATGTTTAAATTTAGGTGGTGAATGATTTGCTTTCGCTGTTAACTGGGACAAAGATACACACATACTATTGACAATACCAAGCAATATTTAAAAAAAAATATTGGCAAATGTTTGGTATTGTCAATGCCGCGCCTATACCTTTGGGCATTGAAAAAAAACGAAGCAATAAAATGACTGAACAAGTGAAAAAGGAGCGTCGTACCGAATGGATGCAAATAAGGGTTACGCCACAGGAAAAAGAGTTTTTAAAGCAAGCGTTCGGAGATCAAACCGCGTTTGTTCGTGCGGCAATTCGTCAAGCAGCAAAAGAAAGAGGTGTAACACTTCCAAACTAAAAAGGCGAGGTAGTGGATGCCTGCAAATGCGTAGGATAACACACCGTTGATAATTTCTTTTTACGACCAGTTAACCAAGGCGGCTGTAAAGTAGCCTGGTTTTTAAAGAGAGTTCATGTTTAGTGAAGCGTCCCGGAGAGCGGTGAAAAAGGAGCCGGGGCGCATTTTTCGGAAAGGTGTTTTTCAGTTTATACGGTGGTTTGAGATGTATTTGGTCCAGGGCGGCTCGACTTGGTTTGGGATGGTAGCCGCCCTTTTTTTTGGCACTCTTTTCATGAGATACATAGGTAAGGGCTGGCGGGGTGAATGTTACACTGCTGGCCCTTTTCATTTGAAAAATTCTAACACGCAATGAATACTTCACAAACATCCCCCCTGATTGATTCTCTGCGAGAATGGGCACAGATGGTGTCAGGTGGAGCAGGTGTTAAATACACCGTCACTCCGACAACTAACAGTGAGGCGCTTAATCTTATGGAAAAGGCGCTTACACTCCCAGCCTGGTTTGCTGGTAAAGGAATCAGGTGCAGGGTATCCAGCAGCCTGGATGTGGTGAAAAAAGGGTTTAAGGTCACGGCGGGCACATCTGAGTTTCATGTGAACCCAGTCCATATTCCTTACGCTGGGAAACGTCCGCAGGCAGTGACGGCAACAAGCCGGGATGCGTATAGGTCCATTAACCTGGATACTCTACAAAGGGAGGTAGTAAAGGCTGCGTTGGAAGCGGGCGAAACATACGACCGTCACCTTGCTGAAAAAATAGGCAAGGGGCCTAATGATGTGTCAGCGCGTAGGAACGAGCTGGAATTGGGTGATTTTGAATTTAACGGCAAAATGTACCGGATTGAATACCATATCCAAAAGCCTTCACTGCATACAGGAAGGCTGGTGCAATGGTGGCGCATTGTGGAGGCCGGGGGGCAGGGGAAACTATTTTAATAACACAAAACACGATAATACTATGGCTGGTGGAATTTACAGAAAGAAAAAGGAAAGCAATTATGTGGTGTTAGACAAACACTGCCTACAAAACACATCGCTTTCATGGGCTGCAAAGGGTTTGCACTCCTATTTAATGGGGTTGCCTGATGACTGGAAAGTCACGGTTTCTGACCTGAAAAACAGAAGCAAGGACGGCCGCGATGCGACCTCCTCAGCTATGCAGTCACTTATTCAGGCTGGATATGTTGTGAGAGAATCAGAACACGACAAAGCCGGGCGGTTTGCTGGATACAATTACTATGTGTTTGAAACGCCAGAGCAGGCAAGCGAGTTCTTAAGCACATCAACCGTTTCGGGATTAACCGTTTACGGGTTTTCCGAAAACGGTAAAACCGAAAACGGAAAATCTGGAACTACTAAGTATTATAATAACCAAATAACCAATAAACTAACAGAAGAAGAAACGCGCGAAAGTGATTTTTCGCAGTTCGAAGAAAAACCCCTCTTAGCAAAAGATAGTGGCCCGGCCGCCGCCGCGCCGCAAACACCGGCACCGCATCCCTTCCAATCCTTCGACATAGACCGCGCGGCGGAAAGCCTGACAGCCGATCCGCTTTGCATTGACCGATTTGGCCGGACGCTTGCATGTTCGCCAGAAACGGCAGCGGCCAAACATCCAGCAGCTGTTATCGAGTTCGTTGCCGACCAAAAGGCGGTGGGCTATACATACAACAACGACCGTGATTTTCGCAGCCACTATTTCAACTGGCTCCCGCTTCGGGTGGCGAAGAAGCGTGCAGAGGCACAAAAGCAAGTCCAAGTAAGTGCCAATACGACTTTCATCCCCAAAAACATCCCTGTATTCAGATGAGCAGCGATAAACAACCGATTTCCATCGTACAGAACCGGGATTGCATGGAAGCTATGGCAGAGTTCCCGGATAAGTTTTTTGAACTGGCTATTGTTGACCCGCCGTATGGGTTGGGCAATAGACTTAGCGACGGAGGCGGCAAGCTGAAGAACACGCCAATGAGTGTTTTATACAAAAACTCTAACAAGTGGGACTCTTCTACGCCTGACGAATCTTATTTTGAAGAGCTTTTTCGTGTGTCTAAACATCAAATAATTTGGGGAGGTAATTATTTTAAACTGCCACCATCCAGATGTATGATTTGTTGGGACAAAAAACAGGATATGCCAACACTTTCCGCGTGGGAACTTGGATGGTCCTCATTTGATAAGCCATCAAAAATATTTGAGTGTGTTTCTACTGACTTAAGCAGATTCCACCCCACCCAAAAGCCCATAGCCCTATACAAGTGGCTTTTACAGAACTACGCAAAGCCGGGTGACAAGATACTTGACACTCATTTAGGTTCTGGCAGTTCCAGGATTGCGGCTTATGATATGGGTTTTGATTTTTGGGGCTACGAACTGGATGCAGACTATTTCGAGGCAATGGAAAAGCGATTCAAAACCCATATTTCAAAGCCGACACTTTTTGCCCCGGAGCAGATGTACCATTTTGAACAAACTGCTTTAGACTTATGAAAGCCGCCGAACAAATACAGGTGCTTAAATACCGCTTTAACTGTCATAAGCAGGACACGGCCGGATTTACCCTGGATATTGAAAGCCTGACAGACGATGAGGCCTTTGAAATGGCACCTGTTATGCAGGATACTATTAACGGGCTTTCATCCTTGGTCCTAAAAATAGTACACCCCAAACAAGCCCCGGAACTAAAAACCCAGATTGCTTACCTGATCGCCCTCCGCGACAGGCAGGAAAGAGCCTGGGACGCAAAGCGAACAGAATATAAAACCCGCTTAAATAACACTAAACAATGGGTGCAGAACCACGCCTAACGATTGAACAGGAAATCCAACAGCGCCACGACACGGCAATGCAGACACTCGCCTGCCGCTGCCTTGGGGAGCCCTACAACTTCCATCGCATTGCCTCCATGCTTTCCCCTGGCATGATGCAGGGCGACAGCGCTTGGTCTGCTATCATTCGGGAGTGCCTAAGCCAGTACACAGCAAAGGATAGCTACACCCCGCAAAGCATAGCCCTTGCCTGCCGGATTGCAAATAGCCAGGCCATTGAATATGCCAAGAAAGACAGTGAAATGTCTTTACCTGATGCAATGGAGGCTTACACGCTTTATCACGGGCAGTGGGCAGAGGTGCGTATTAGCGAGCTAACAAAGGGCTATGTACTGCGCGGGATGACCACTGAAGAGATCCAAGTTGAGCAGGCAAAAGCCCGCAGAGAGTTTGGATTAACTGGCAGGCTAAACACATCCGACGGCCGTGACGAATTTGAAGCGGAACTACTTGCAGCACTGGAAGGTAAACAATTTACTTTCCCGGTAACACCTTGCCTGTCTGGCATGGAAAAGTTTGTAAACTTCTACGAGCCGGGGGATTATATAGTAATAGCAGCGCTTTCCCGGATTGGGAAAAGCTACTACGCACTAAATCAGGTCTACCATAATGCAGTACGCGGCGTTCCATCTTGCGTTATCAATCTGGAGATGACCCCAAAGCATGTGCAAAAGCGTATCTGGCAAATGCACGCAGATATTAAGTTCAGCCGCGACATGCGCGGCCCTGACACCCAGACAATGAACGCACTAAAGGCATGGGACGAGGTTAAGAAAATGCCTTTCAGGTCATACAACCCCGGCCCGACATTACCCGCTGTGCTGTCTACGATCCGGCAGGATTACCACGAACGTGGCATCCAGTTTGCCGTCGTGGATTACGCACAGTTAATGAACATTCCAGGATACCGAGGCGGACGCAATTACGAGTTAGGAGAAATCAGCGCGGCATTCAGGGCGCTTGCCCTGGAATTGCAGATTCCAATCATGGTGCTGGCTCAGTTGAAGCAGGAAGTGGAGCAGCGCGGCGACAAAAAGGGCGGGCTGTTTGACATTAAGGATTGCGCCAACTTTTCGCAGGACGCTACAATGGTGCAGGTGCTATACAGGCCCGATGTGTACGACATTGCTACTGATGCAAACGGTATTCCATACCCTGAAGGATATGCAGAGGTGTTTATCGCAAAGGGCCGGGAGGTTGGCCACGGCCTTGTTGAAGCGCGGTTTAATCCGGTTAAAGGCTTTAACAACCCTGAGCAATGGCCACAAACCCAATTCCCCATCAAAGAAACATTCACCCCACAAAGACCAAGCGCAACAGATGACATACCATTTTGACCCCGGCGAAATAGTCCTTTTCACCCCGGCCCACGAGGCAACAGCCTGGGCCAAAGGTCGGCGGCGTGTGCTGCGAGTGTTGGGGGATTACATACAACTTGAGTGCGGCAACATTAAGCTACTGGCAACGGTAGCTGAACTAAAAAAGGTAAGCAAATGAGTCAAGATAAAAAAGCCCCTGTTTTATTGCAGGGGCTAAAGGTCATTTTTTTGGTCGCTTTTTCTTTTTCATAACAGAAAATTTGATAAACAATGGACAAATATATTGCTTTTTCAGGCGGGGTTGAAAGTACAGTTATGTGTATTTTATACGGCAAAGGTTCTACGGCTGTATTCACTGATACAGGAAGCGAACATGCGGAAATGTACCGCCGTATTGACCAAGTTGAAAAAAGACTGATTGAAATTCATAATGGAGACTTTAAGCTGGTAAGGCTTAGAGCCAGCGTAACAGCAAAGGGGGAAAAAGTCTCATCATTAACTGATTATGTAAAGCGCATGCAGTATTTCCCAAGTGGAGGCGACAGATATTGCACAAGGCTTTTCAAAATTGGCCCACTTGATGCCTTCCTAAAATCAAAAGGACAGGCTGAATTGATGATTGGTTTAAATGCCGATGAAACAGACAGAGAGGGTAATTACGGCTTATTGTCAAACGTAAATTATAGATACCCATTGCAAGAAGATGGCTACACTCGCCAGGATTGTGTAGACATACTTGAAAAGTACGACTTAAAGCCAGATTTCCCGGCATACATGCGGCGAGGTGGATGTGTTTTTTGCCCGTTTAAGTCAAAAAAAGAGTACAAAGCAATGGTGCATTTGGCTATTGATGAAATAGAAGCGATTAGAGAACTGGAAGAAATGTGTCAAGATAAAAGGGGAAAGTATTACCGTCTAAGGCAAAATATGCCATCATTAAGGGATTTTATAGAGCAGGAAAAAAACAACCTGTTTGGGGACTTATCGCCATACTACGACGCATGGGAGGAACAGTATTCATGCGGCGTTTTTTGTCACCGATAAACACTAAAACAATGACCCGCGATTACGAAGAAATATGCCAGAGATACGGCGTGCATTCCCTCTGTGATCTGGCTAACGAACTGGAGCGGCGCGGCTTTCCCCGGCCTGAAACCTTCCAAGCCCGGCAAGTCTGGTACAACACCGGCGGGACGCGGGTAGAGGTTGTGAGATTCAGGAATGGCCTTGCGGCTGAATATTACATGAATGACGGCCGATTCTGGCAAAGAAAAATGATTAAAAACTCACCAGGGGCATTTGCAGTGTATCTGCCTACGGTTCACGAAATAAAGACATGGGAAATTTCAAAGGATGGACAGCTGATAAAGTAGAGGCATTAGCGCGGGAAATGTCAGCGCGCAGCATTGACCGCAAAGAGGCGGCGAGGAGGGTAAAGCCCAAAGAGTCAGCAAACCAAATAACGGCCAATCTAATCAGGGCTATCAATATGCAGCCCCGGTGTGTGGCATATCGGATAAATAATGTGGGGGTGTGGGACGCTGCAAAAGAGGTGTACCGGAAGGGCAACACTCAGAAAGGCATTTTTGATATTTCAGCAGTGATCCGGGGCCGGGCGGTATGGATAGAGATTAAAGCGGGGCGGGATAAGCCTTCGCCCGATCAGCTTCTTTTCCAACAGGAAGTGAGGTTATCCGGGGGTGTTGCTGAGTTCGTGTACTCTACGGAGGAAGGGTTGAAGCTATTAACCAAACTGATTTCTGAATGAAGCACCACATCGTTTACATGCTATTACATCTCCCCTGCATTTGGCGCGTAAAAATCGGCATAACAGGCCGGACTGCGAAAGCAAGGGCAAAGCAGGTTAGCAGGGCCATGCCCGGCGTTGCCGTACCAATCGGATTTATGTTTTTGCCACTGATTGCAAAGCCAGTTGAACAAGCGCTCCACCACTTGTTTCAACCGCTCGAAACGAGGTTCTACCGGGGCGACGGATCAACAGAATGGTTCCTTGTTTTGGTCGCCCCTGTGTTCTGGGGGCTGATGTGGCTGCACGTGGTCGCGTGGTGGTGGGTAATTCAGTTCACACTTAAATACATTGGACAATGAGTAAGCTAATAACAAGAATCAGGGAGTTCATTATCGGCAAAGGGCGCAAAAACATGGTCATTCGCCACTTCCTTGCTGAAACCTGCCAGGAAGAGCGACACAACAACTGCTTTTCATGGGGCAGCCTTCGCATACAGTTGGACCATGATTCACCGATTAAAGGCGTGGAGTTCCAGGAGCGGGTGTATGTGAGCATATACGATCCTCAAACGGACACTATGTTGCAGTTTAGTGTACCGGTTGAAGAGGTGCAGTTTGAGGAAAACGCCCTTGGTGAAACGGAGATTTAATCGCTGTTTTTTATGGGTTGAAAAAATATTTTAGTTAAAATCTAATAAAGGTATTGACAATATCAAAAAGGGGTGTATCTTTGTACTATCAATAACAAACGCCGAAAGGCACTAAATAACCTGAAACATGACAACGATGGAAAAAGTACAAAAAGCTCAAGAAATCTTGAACGAAAATTTTTCTTTTACCTCAGTAGAGGTTTCTAACTGGAATAACGAAAGAATATACATTAACCGACCAGATCAAAGCAAAGCATATCAGGCTGTTGGGTATGTTAGAATTTCTGACGGAAAAACATTCCCTGCGTTTGGTACTAAGGCTCGTACTGAGCGCGACCGCGACGCACAAAAAATGCTTGATTTTGTTGCAGATGTATTGACGAGCGCATAAATATTTAACAAACTAAAAACTCTGAATTATGAACACTCAAGAAATTATCGCTACCCTGAAAAACGAATCTCCAAAAAACTTCGACGTTGATCGTGCTTTTCAAGCCGCTGACCAAGAGAAAAACTTTTCTTTCAAGTTTGGCAAAACAAAAGAACATTGGACAAGCACCCAGTGGAATGAAGTTGCCAAAGAAGTTAAGGCAAAAATGTAACCACCCTCCCCACGCCCTGAAATACGGGCGGGTATTTTTTCACACTAAAAATACATTGACATGAACGCAGATTTAAAAACAACATTAGGACTTAGGAATAAAATTGATCAATTTTCATCCTTAGAAAGTGCAAATAGATGGGCTAACAACTGTATAAAATTGCACATTGTTATGCTTGGCGATAACGGAAAATATTGGGTGGCTTGTTTTTCAGATGCTCAAAAACTTTTTAAAATGGGCTATGAACTCGCAAAATAACCCCCGCAACCCCCGCCATTAAATACGGGCGGGTATTTCTTCACAAACTTAAATTTTTGAAACATGAGCTACCAAGTAATTAAATCTAAAGCAGAAGGCCCAAGTAATGACCCGGTAATTTTGTCATCTGAAATATTAGACTCTGGCCTAACCCATGACGGCGCAAATGAGGTACTTTACTACGAGGCACATGGCTATAAAAGATCAGGCGCTCAAGTGATAGAAAAGAATGACAGGATTGTGATAGTAGATGAATCAGACCGCGCTAAATATGTACTTGACATTGTTGAAGCATGAGTAAAAAAACATCGAACAACCCAAAAGGAGCCGGAGCCAAACCAAAGCACCCAAGCGGTACAAAGGTGAGGCTCTCGCTTCGCCTCCGGGCTGACATTCACAACAAAATCAAGCAAGACGGTCGCGGCGCTGTGGTCGTGATCGAAGAAGCGCTGGAGCAATACTTTAACCTTTAAAACTTTGAAACATGGATAGCTACCAAAAATTAACTATTGAAATGCTGCCTGGTGACACGCCGCGCGAAAAGTACGAAAGCATGAGGAAAATTGCAAAGCTTTTAAACGATCTTGCTTTCCCTTCGCGTGGATCTGAAGCAGAAAGCGCAGATGTAGAACACTTCGCTAAAATTGCGGAGAGTATTCTGGAAGGTGAACCGATTAATGTTGAATAACCAAAAACCCGCGCCTTAGTCTTTGCACTTTGGCGCGGGTTTTGTATATTTGCCCCATTGAATAAGAAGCGAGCGAGTGAATGAGTGTAACAGCGAGCGAATTAGTAGCGTTTAGTTCGTCCATATACGGGACGAAATTCGAGCAGGCACCGGGCGCGGTTAACATCCTCTACTTGGAAGGATGCACAGCCGCCACGCTGGAACCTAATCCAGACTTGCCCGATCTTTGGAACGACACTTCCACCATAATTCAGTTTGATGAAGCCGGAAACGCTTTCTTTGCCCACAAGGCAGAGGCAACAAGCGAACCGGGACTTAGCGCCACTATGTCGAAGCGATCTGCTCGGCTTGGTGGCGTTTTCCGTATTGCAATAGGATTTCATGAAAACAAATGGCGGCTTGGTTTACACCAGCGCAACCCGCAGCATCCGGCACTTATCCAGGTGGCCCCGATTACAGGACACCGCGACCGGAACCGCGACGGCAAGCGCACAGCCGACCCACTTACACAGGATGTTACCGGATTAAACCAGCACGGCACAAGGCGGAATCTTCGCAGCGTTCGCGTGGGTGAATGGTCATACGCTTGCCTCGTTCGCCGGATGTGGGAAGATCATATCCAGTTTATTGACCTATGCCGTACCGATCCACGGTGGATAGCAGATAGTACATTTAAGTTTTCCACGACCGTCGTGGATTATAGCGCATTTTGGAAATGGCGACAAAGACAGACAGCGTAGAGGGGCAAAAGTTTTTTGACCCGAAGAAAAATTACTGTTGGTTAACGGGCTACCCAACAGACAACCTTTCGCAGATACGCGACGCAAAGGCCCATAACAGAAAAATAAAAGAGAAACGAGATGCAAAGAAGCAAATTCAGATTGAAACGGGAGGTTAACCCGATTGGAAAGACTTTTGAAATGACCTCCTACGTTGACGGTCAGACGCACGCCCGCCGGGTGAAATACCGGGTGTTCCACATCCACGGCGACACTAATTTCACCCCGGTTGAAGAGCCTTTGGTGTTTGCGGAAATTGCCACAAAGGAGCATTACAACTCAAACCCGTTCATGGTTTTGCCGCTTTCAAAGTTTGCAGAGCTTTTCCAGTTTGCCCCGGCAGAGGACATTTTTTGGGAGCCTGTGAAGCAGTACCAGATGGAAGAAGTTGCAGACGGAGCCGAAATTGTGGGGGAAACGGATTAGTGGTATGAACGAGCTACACGCCTTTAAAAAGACGGCACAAATAAAGCTAAGTACCGGAGGCCGTTACCGGAACCCGCCAAAAATGCGGGAAATACCGGAACGCATGATGAAATACGAACTTGCTCAGCAACTTGCAAAGGACGTAACACCGGAGGCCGGAATGAGGCACTTTTGTTTTTTGAGCGGGCGCTTTATTGCGGGTGACTTTTTGGAGGCGTGGATAGTAGAACATAACATCCATGTGAAGGAGTTAACGGTTTCTACTTTGTCAATGTCAGAGGCAAATATTGATAGCCTCGCAAACCTGCTAAACGGCGGGTTTGTTGAAAAAATGAATATTGTTGTTTCAGATTACTTCTTTTCGCACGAACGGCAAAACCTCGTTCCGTACATGCTCAAAGAACTTGATAAAGAAGATCGGTTTCAGTTGGCGGTATGTGGTACGCACTGCAAATTAGCACTGATTGAAACGGCGCATGGGAGCAAGGTGGTAATCCACGGGAGCGCAAACCTTCGCAGTTCTGGCAACCTTGAGCATATTTGCATAGAGGAAAACAAACAGCTTTACGACTTCAACTACCAGATACAAAGGTCAATTATCGACAAGTATTGGGTAGTGAAAAAGGCGCTAAGACACGAAACACTTTGGAACACATTAAAATAAAAACAATATGGCGAGCGGTTCAACAAGCGGTAAGGGCAAATCAAAAAAGGCAGGATCAAAGCGCACAAAAGCAAAGAGCCGCGACCCACGTAGACGGCTTTTAGCTCAGGTAACAGGCAGAACGGCTGACGTTCCGTTTTAATACGGATAAAATACGGCAATGAAAAGGGAAAAGCAGAAACACGGTGGAGAGCTGGCAAAGGCTGAAAAGGGCGACGTTTTAAACCCAAACGGGCGGCCTAAAGGGGCTTTAGGTATTAAGGCTACCCTAAAAAAGCTTTTGGCGCACGAAATTGAAATAGCTGAAGCGGGCGAGATTCTGAAGCTACCAAAAAAAGAAGCCATGCTTTTGCTTATGATTCAAAGGGCGACAGACCAAGACGAAGACCCGGCAATTCAGCTAAAGGCTACACAAATGATTTTAGACAGGCTCCAGGGTAAACCTAAGCAGCCTATAAAACACTCCGGCGACCAGGATAAGCCGATCAAAGTGCAAACAGACAAACTAAGCCGGGAGGAACTGGAGGTTCTCACCAAGCTAAGGGGAAAAAAGGTTTAAGGGTTTTTCATTCTGCATTTTTTTGGTTTGGCCCGGCTCTATCAAAGGGGCCGGGCTTTTTAATACATGGGCAAAGAAATTGAAATATCAGAGGCACTAATCGAGCGGGCGCACCGTGAATTGGCGGCGCTCGACTTTCGCTATTTCATCCAGCAAGCCAGGCCCGACTATCAGTTTAACTGGCACCATGACCGCCTTATTGATGCCCTGCAACGGTTGGCAGATAGGGAGTACAAGCGGCTTATTGTAATGATGCCTCCACGTCATGGTAAAAGCGAACTTGTTTCCCGCCTTTTCCCCGCTTGGATACTTGGGCGCAATGGTAACGAGCAAATAATACTTTCATCTTATTCGCTTGACCTTGCCAGCGCAATGAATAGGGATTGCCAGCGCATTATTCAGACCCCCGCCTTTGCAGAGATGTTCCCAGGCACACGCCTATCAGACGGCACGGGCGAAGCAATCAAGACGCAAAAGCGTTTTGACATAGTTGGCAAAAAGGGGTACTACGTCAGCGCGGGCGTAGGCGGTGGTATTACGGGGGTGGGCGCAACCGTGGCCATTGTAGACGACCCGGTAAAGAACGCAGCAGAGGCCGACAGCACGACTTACCGGGATGCTGCCTGGGAATGGTACACGACCACTTTTCGCACCCGATTTGAGCCGGATTGTATAGAGGTAATATGTCAAACCCGATGGCATGAAGACGACCTAACAGGGCGCATCCTGCAAAGGACACAGGTAGGCACGGATACACAAATTATCAATTTCCCGGCAATATGCGAACAGGCAGAGGAAAGCCGCAATGTAGGCGAACCACTTTGGGAAAGCAAATACAGCCTTACAAAGCTAAATGAGATCAGGCAGGAGGTTGGAAGCCGGGCCTGGAACGCACTATATCAGCAACGGCCCGCCCCGGATGATGGTAGCATACTTAAAAAGGCATGGTTTAGGACATACCGCGCGGCTGATCTGCCAGACAGCCCGGTAAATTTCTACTTTGATACGGCATACACTGACAAAGAGGCAAACGACCCGACAGCCGGAATAGCATACATTAAGCGCGGGCCGGATTACTACGTCCTTGCATGCGTAGAAAAGTGGCTAGACTTCACCGGACAAATTGCATGGATACAAGCCTTTGCCCAGGCCAACGGGTACACACCTCGCAGCCTCATAAGGATAGAACCAAAAGCAACGGGTAAAAGCGTGGTAGAGGTAATCCGAAAGCAGACCGGCCTAAACGTGAAAGAAGCGGATGCACCAAAAGACAGCAAGACAGCGCGGGCAAATGCTGTCTCCCCCATCATTGAGGCGGGCAGGGTATTCCTGCCTGAATGGGCGACGTGGGTAGATGCTTTCTTTGCCCAAATAGCGGCGTTCCCAAACGCGGCCCATGATGACATGGTGGACTGCCTGGTAGGTATGATTCAAAGCGAACAAACAACGGGCGTGCGGATACATTCAACGGCCCGGTAATTTTGTCCAATCCGTACCGCGCAACCCTTTACCCCGTTACATAGTGGGCCTACTTTTGTGTACAAACAAACACAAACACTATGGCTTGTACTGTAACGCTTCCGGCGTTGGCCTCCGATGATAGCTGCCCAACCGTCAAAACAGGGCAAATTTTCAAAGCCTATTTCACACGGGCAACCTCCGAGGATGTCCTGACGGATGTAACCGACGATGCCGAATGGGCGACCCGCCTGGATCAGGACGCGGTAATCCCTGGCAGCGGCCCGGCTCCCATCCGGGAATGGTCGGTTGTCGGCTCAAAAGCAGAGGGCGAAGTTTCAGAAGTGGAACTGCCTTTGAATCAGGTGTATTCGATCAAAGGGAATACTACTATTGCCCTTCGCTGTTATGACCTGACAGCCACCAATCTGGCAGCCGTTAAGACATACAACGACGCGGGCAGCGTAAAGCAAAAAGCATGGTTTGCTTTTGCTGACCAGATCATCGGCGGAGATGCCGGCATTAACGGCTCTTTGCGCGTTGACCTGGTAATTCCTGAAGGCTCACAGGAGCTTTCCTACATTGCCCTCAACTTCACGTTCAAAGGCTCTTTGGGCGGCTTCGACGCAACCCCGCTCCCTGCCTTTGCATCCTACTAAATAACGACCTAGACAAGCCATAAAGCCCGGCCCTAACATTCGGGCTGGGCTTTTTTCATATATGCAGCAAGCTACCATTAACGCACGGTTAATCCAGGTTGCAGCCGGAAAGCGGACGCACACCCACTACCAACGTACGGTAGAGCTTGCACGCATGTACACTGCATTTAGTACCGGCGAAGGGCTGGAAAAGTATGTAAAGATGTACAGCCGCCGGGAGGACGAAGCCCTGTTTAAGCAGAAAATTGAAATTACGGAGCAGATTACCCCCTCCATCATTGCCAATCTTTCGGCGATCCTGGAAAAGGGTTACCGTTCGCACTATCGCCGGGAACTGACATACGGCGCGGGCGAACAGGCAGACGCGCGGGCGGCGGAATTGGAAACGATGCTTTCCATGTACGCGGGCAAAATGGGCGCTGATCGGTACTGCCAGGAGCGGTTAATAGAACTGAATTGCACAGACCCGAATACCTGGATCATTCAGGAATGGAAAGACTTTGATAACCTCAAAGACTATGCAAGCCCGTACCCATTCGAGGCAAGCGCTGAAATGGCCCTGGATTTCGCCTACGAACGCGGCGAACTGCAATACCTGACGGCGCTAACATACGCGGCCAATCCGAAAGACGAACGAACCCCGCTAAAGGTGCTGACCTGTTATCAAAAAGACTTTGCGTCCGTACTTCGCCAAACGCCAAACACCACAAGCCGCAAAGATGCCACGGAGTTAATTCCGGGTGAAGAAATAGCCATTGACGGGCATTTGTGGACGTATACTGAATACCGGCACAACCTTGGATTTGTACCGGCACACCGGGCGGGATACAAGCGCGACAAGCGCACAAACGGTGAAACATATGTCTGGCCCTTTGAAGCGGCTGACCCGTACCTGAAAAAGACGCTTAAAACGGTTTCAGAGCTGGATTTAACGGCTGCCAACGTGGCAATGCCGCTTACGATCCGTTACGGCGATGACTGCCAGGCTCCGGGCTGTAACGGCGGATACACTGACGGCGGCGGTACATGCAAAAGTTGCCACGGCACAGGGCGCAAGGCTTCACCTACCTCTGTTATGGAGGAAATAGTTGTTACCCCGATGCCGGATAGCCCCGATAGGATGCTGGATTTATCCAGGCTTTACACCCACGTACACCCGGACGTTTCGATCCTGGATTGGCAAAAGGCGTATGTGCAAGACCTTGAAAAGAAGTGCAAAAGTGCGGTACTGAATAGCGAAATATTCAGTAAGGACGAAGTTGCTCAGACGGCAACTGGCAAGAGTATTGACCAGCAGAACGCGAACGACTTTGTTTACAAGTATTTCCGGTTTTACGCGGAGTTCTGGCGCTTTACGGTGGAAACGTTCGCAGAGATTACCGGAAAGCGAAACGGCCTAACGGCTCAAATATTTGTCAGCCGGGATCTGAAACTGAAAACGGTGGGCGAATTGATGGAAGACCTACGCGCTGCCAACGATAGCGGCGCAGGCCCGGCCACCCGGCAAAATATCGAATGGGATATAAACCGGGCAATGATGGTGGATAGCCCCGAAGAGTTCAAAGCGTGGGAAATCCGGGAACGCTTCAACCCGTTCAGCGGCTACACTGAAGAGCAAAAAATGGCATGGGCGCAAAGTGACTTAATACCACGGGCGCAGCGTGTACTGTACGCCAATTTAGGCTACATATTCGACAGTTTGGAGTTTGAAAACCCCGGCTTTTACCGTCTGCCATACGACCGCCAACGGGAATTGGTAGCGGCAAAGGTGCAAGAGATAATGAATGAAACCGGCCCGGCGGCTCCGGCCTTAGCTCTGTAAAATGGAAGAGCTACTGCAAAGCATACGGGAGTGGATAGCCGGGTTTGATCGGGATTATGAGGCGCTGAAATTGCGACTTGAAAAGGATTTGAGGAAAGTAGAGGCAAGCGTTTTGAGGCGGGTTTTAGCGGACATTTTGCCGCTTTTGAAGGTCGAAGACGGGATCATAAAAAACACGGTTACAAACATGGCAAAGGCTAACGTACTTGACCGGGTTTTCCTGGAAATACAGCAGGATGAATTAAAGCCCATTATTCAGGCATTTTCAGAGGCGCTATTGTCGATCAGCGGGCGCAATGCTGAATACTACCTAATGACCGGCTTCGACACTGCGAAGGTTAACGCGATTGCAAAGGACACGGCACTACTTCGCAGCGTGGTGGGATTGGATGACAAAGGGGAGCTGATAAAGGGCGGCTACCTGGATAGCCTATTCAAAAGCGAAGCGGCAAAGCAGGAAGTGAAACAATACCTGTTAACCGGGATTGCCACAAAGCAGGGCGTTAGTCAGTTCCAAAGAGGGTTAAAGAACCTGATAGAGGGGACAAAAGAAGTAGAGGGGGCAATGGTGGGCTATTGGCGGCGGTATGCCTTCGATCAGTATGCACAAGTGAGGGAGGTTAACAATTTGCACTTCGCTCAGGAGCTTAACCTAAAGTGGTTCGTGTACCAGGGCGGCATTATCCCAACAAGCCGGGATTTCTGCAAAAAGAAAAACGGACGGGTTTTTTCGGACCAAGAAGCCTTAAAGGACTGGCCGAAAGACCCGGATTTGATTGATAAAAAAACGGCCGCTTCATATAGGCCATTATTGGAGAGGGGGCGGTACAACTGCCGACACTTTTTGATGTGGATCAGTGAGGAGCGGGCAAAGGAACTAAAACAACGGGAAAATGGCGAATAGCGGAATTTTTACTATTGGCGAAACAGCCCACCGCCTGGACATTGCCCAGGATGTGGCGGGGGATTTCCGTTGGGCAATAGAGTTCCTGGAAGAAGGCACAGACACGCCGCTGGATGTGTCAGCCGATACTTTTGAAATGGAGGTGTACGACACGGACGGCACGGCGGTACTGATGACAGCGGCACAGTCTTTCCTGTCCGATAGCATTGTGCAGTTTGACATACCATCCGGCGACTATGAAGGCACGACCGGTTGCCGGTACGATTATAAGGTGTTACAAACGACGGCGGGCGGCTTCAAAAAGGTTTTGTTCCGGGGCAAATTCACACTGACAAAATGAATACGACATTTCGCATAGTAAGCAATAAAACCACCCTGCGTTTCCCGGCCTCGCTGCCTGGGGAAAAGGGGGAGGCTGCAAACCGTAGCGGCTGCGTAATGGTCAGCCCGTCGGCCACTGGTTCGCCCGCGCTAACGACCGGAACGAGCAAGGCGGTTGTCCGCATCCCTTCAGAACTGGGCGGTATGGTGCTTACTGATGCCGGGGCGGGTGTTTCCTCGCCTTCAACGTCCGGGCCTGTATCCGTTCAAATACGGCGCGTTCGGGCGGGCGTTTCAGTCAATATGCTGACCACTGAAATAACGATAGATCAGGACGAATACGACAGTGTAACGGCGGCGGCCGGTAGTATCAACCCGGCTAACAGGGCGGTGCAAGCGGGCGACCATCTGCATTTTGACGTGACGGCGGCCGGGAACAATGCCCGTGGCCTAGTGATTTCATTTACATTCCAACCAACACAATAAACAAACAAACACATGGCTACATTCAATAAGTTCAACGCATTTGTAGAGCACGTCGCCGAAAAGGTACACAACCTTGGAAGCGATCAACTTGTGGTGGCGCTCACTAACAGCGCTCCGCTTGCATCCAATAGTGTACTTGCGGACATTACGCAGATTACCTACACTAATCTATCCAGCCGCAACATCACCACATCCACCAGTTCGCAAACGTCGGGCTTGTATAAGCTGGTGGTTAATGACCTTACGCTGACCGCTTCAGGCGGTTCGGTAGGCCCGTTCAGGTACATTGTGGTGTATAACGACACACCTACCTCACCGGCCGATCCACTGATTGGCAATTACGACTACGGTTCCTCATTGACCCTTGCAAGCGGTGAGAGCCTTACTATTGACTTCGACGGTGTAAATGGACTGTTAACTATCCAATAAGCGATGCCCTACACAAACGGGATATTTCATATTGATTACGTGAGTGGAAGCGATGCAACACGAGCACAGTTAACCGGTTGTGTTGCTTCCAATCCATCCGGCACGATCACCCGGATCAACAAGACCGGGCACGGATTAACGACTGGAGCTGTGGTAGACTTAACGCTTTTTACCGCATGGCTGAATGGGGCATGGAAAATAACGGTAGTAGATGCCGATAATTTCTACCTGGATGATGCCGTATGGCAGGCAACGGCTGACGCAAACGGAACGGTAACGCCGCGCGGCGGATCTTCGTGGTCCGATGCATGGGCAACGGTTACATCCGGGGCGACAGCGGCCCGTATCCAGCCTGGCGATGAAATACGCATTGCCCAGACTGAAGAGGTAAGCACCGGGGTAACAGGTACGTTCACAAATGGCAGCCGTGATGTGACGCTTTCGAGCGCACTCACGAAAAACATTGAGCTTGCCACTACGGCGACTAACTGGACCGTTAGCACAAATATCACAAGGGGGACAAGTACAACGCGAAAAATTGGATCAACGTCGGTGACATTCACACCGGCAGCAGCATTCACAACGGGTAAGGTAGCTTATGCAACTATTGCAGGTGGTGGCACACAGGATTTTTCTGCATACCAAAGGATAAGCGGGTATTTCTTCCCGTCTTCAAACGCAACAATTGCAGCAGATACTTATAAAATTTGTCTTTGCTCAGATGCCACAGGTGACACGATAGTAAATGAGGTTAATATACCAGCGACTTTAAATTCATCAGCCGTGCAATTTTTCACGGTTGATTACGGTGCTGCGCTTGGTAATAACATTCAATCAGTGGCTATATATGCAAATTCAGACCCAGGGGTAATCACAATAACAATCAATAATATAATTGCATGTAACAGCTTTCACTTGGGCAGCATATTTGGGCCTGAAGATGATTGCATCTATGTTGTGCAGTCAATAGATGGCACAACGGTAGCCATTGATTCAGCATCAACATCGGTCACAGGAAGGGGGTATGGTGGCACGACCGGATCGTATAATATAAATAGGATTGAGCCAATTACATTATCCACTACCAGCAACGCTATTTCATTCAATGAAGCCGGTACAGCAGAAGCAAGGACGGTATTTATAGGCGGATATGACACATCAACAAATACACGCACTGGGGTAACTTTTTTCACAAATAAGGCATTGACAGGCACACCATATTTGATTCAGAGGTTTAACGACTTGAAGTATTTAGGTTTTTTTGGATTTACGACAACTAATACATCCAGAAATACATTTGCGAACTATTACAACTGTGTTTTTGGCTCCTGCCAAAATGCAGTTGGTCCATACGGAGGCTATTATGAAAATTGCATAATTGCAAATTTTTCGAGTAATGGGATCGTCCCTTCTACGGCTGACTCTTCAAGTAGGTTTTATAACTGCACGTTTCAAAACAACACCGCGACCCCACTGCTTTCATCAACGTTTGCCTTTTATAAGTGCACCTTTAGGAATAACGGCACAGGCTCGATAAACCACAACGGGACCTATTTGTCTTTGTATGGCTCTGTTCCAATCCTTAATTCATGCAAGCTGAATGATGCAACAGAAGTAGTAACAAGTACTGATGCGGTGTCTATACTATGGTCATATCGGCACGATGACACAGACGGCAACCATTGGGGATTTACGGATGCAGGAACAATCAACTGGCAGACCACAGAAAAGCAGGGAAGCGATCCGGGGGCATGGAGGGTGGTGCATTCTGGGAGTGGCAGGACGGAAAACAATCCTATAAAATTCATTTTTGCACAGATCGCCGTCACCGCATCCAGCTTGGTTACAGTGAAAGCATGGGTGAAAAAAGACCATGCGACAAACGTAGGCTGCAAAATCAGGGTAGAAGATGCCATCTACAATTTACCAGGCGTATCAGCAGCAAGCGCCACAGCCGCAAATAATACAAGTTGGCAGGAGTTAACGATCACTTTCACGCCGACAGCATCGGGCATTGTGCCTATTTGGTTTGATTCGTTTTATATCGCAGGGAACTCAAACACCTATTTGGGCTCCATAACCGTAACGCAATAATGAGCAAAAAACCATATTTTGAAACGCACAGGATTATCAAATTCGAAAATGATCCGGCGGGCAAAAAGCGCGTCTGGGTAGAGGTTGCCGAAGGCGAGGCTTTAATGCTGAAGTTCAAAGCCGGGACAAAGGCGGACGAAATAGAAGCGGCAGCGGCGGCCAAACTTCAGGCACTGAAAGACCGGCAAGCGTTGGAAGACGAACTTGCAGCCCTGGAAGCAGAGGCGGAACTATTGCGCCAACAGCTTGAAAATGGGGGTTAATTGCGCGGTTTCCCGTAATTTGCTGGAAAAATAGCACATGGGTAAGATTTATACCATAACAGATGACGCCGGGAACGTTGAGGTTGTCCATGTAAAAGTCTTTTACAGACACCTACGGAAGTCGTTTGATATTTCATTCGGCAAATGGTATTTTGAGCAGAAGTTCCTAAAAATAGATGGGTGGATTGAAAATGGGGACGAAATCAACATTTGCGGGCTAAAATACAAGATGGTTGATGATAAGCCAGGAGGAGATACTAAAACTACAACATAGCGCCGACGGTTCGCCGTGGGTTAATGTCGTCACGTCATCCTCCATTGACACAAACACCCTCGAATATAGCTCCGACGGTTCACCATGGACGGGCATAGGCCCCGACAGTTCGGGCGGTTCTTACACGCTGACGGCGGCGGCCGGTGCGTTCACGCTTACCGGGCAAGCGGCCGGCCTTTTGGTTGCCCTGAATTTAATTGCAAGTGCTGGCAGCTTTACACTTACGGGCAATGATGCCGGACTGTCCAGGGGCGTATCTATCCAGGCTGATTCCGGAGCCTTTACGCTGACAGGTCAGGATGCAGGCCTAACGCGATCGCTTCGCCTAACTGCTGATCCTGGAGCTTTCACGCTTACGGGGCAAGACATAACCCTGACGCGGGCGCTGAAGATCACAGCCGATTCAGGCACATACGACCTTACAGGATACGCGGCCGGGCTGTTAAAATCCGATGTCTTAACGGCAAACACCGGCACGTTCACCCTGACGGGCAGCGATGCCGGATTAGTTAAGGCCTCAAAGCTAACAGCCGATTCCGGAGCCTTCGCGCTTACGGGACAAGACGCGGGCCTGTTAACCGGGCAGCGATTAACGGCCGACCCTGGAACGTTCACCCTGACTGGATACGATGCCGGACTTTTAAGAGGCGAAAGCCTGACGGCCGATGCAGGCGCGTTCACGCTTACCGGGCAAGACGTTGGACTAATCCGGGCCATTCGCCTAACGGCTGATGCCGGGGCCTTCACCCTGACGGGAGGCGACGTTCAGTTCTCGCAGGATGGGCAACTGATTGCCAGCGCCGGGGTATTTACGCTGACGGGACGCGATGCCGGATTATTGCGGGCGCTTCGCCTAACAGCCGATGCAGGCAGCTTCACATTAACAGGATCAGACGCGGCACTATCCAGGGGCGTATCTATCCAGGCAGGCGCGGGTTCGTACACACTGACGGGCGTAGAGGCCGGATTAATCAAAGCCTCAAAGCTAACAGCCGATGCCGGGGCGTTCACTTATACGGGATACGCTGCGGGCCTGTTAAACTCCGATGTCTTAACAGCCAATACCGGCACATTCACCCTGACGGGCTATGATGCCACGTTTACGGTCGCGCGGGTGTTACCATGCGACGCGGGTAGTTATGCGCTTACGGGACAAGACGCGGGCCTTATTCGGGCTACCATCATGCAGGCGGGCGCGGGTTCTTACACGCTGACAGGGCAGGATGCCGGATTGGTGTATTCAGGCGAGGAAATATTTGTGCCGGTAGTGGCATTCTTTTACTAAACGAAACAAGAAACATGAAAAAAATACACCTTCAAAACCTGGTAGCCATCTGCGATCTGGCTGTACAAAAAGGACTTATCCACCCGGACGACCTGATTAACGTCGGGCTATCCAGAAAGGCCGCTATTGATACGGCGGCGGCAATGGGCGACGCTGACGAACTGGAAGTTAAACGGGATGAAACGCCGGGAGAGGCAAAAGAAAAGAAATAAGCAATGGCAGTAAGGGTAAAGAAAATTTCTGATAACAGCCTGTTTTCGTTCACATGCGCCCAATGGGCGCTAATGGAAACGGCCGACCGTGCAAACTGGACGGTGCTAGAAAACACCTGCGGGCTGGTAACGCAATTATCCTACCCTTACGCAGCAAGTGAGTTCTTTTATACCCTGGACGGATTGGTTGCAGCCGATGACCCTTTGCAGATTCAAACACAGGACGGTATTTCAACCATCCTATTCAAAAACCAGGCGGCCGGTACGATTTTGGCCGGGCCTATTACGGGGCCGGATGACTACCCGACTTTCCGGGCGCTGGAATTGACAGACCTGCCGGACCTGACCGAAACGATACAGGACGCAATAGGGCCAATCCTTGCGGACACGGACACGGTAAACTTTACGTACACGGATGCTACTCCGGAAATAAAAGCCGATGTTCGTCTGCAAATGTCCATCACGTCCGACGCTTTAGGCGTTAAGCTATCCGGCGACGCGGCAAGCCCTGGCAATAACAAAGTCTACGGAACGGATGCAAGCGGGGTGAAAGGATGGAAGGATGACCCTGCCGGTGGCGGCTTGGTGGATGGCGACTATGGGGACATATCCGTCAGCGGTGGCGGCACGGTGTTAAGTATAGATTCAGGGGTAGTAGATACTAACGAGCTGGCAAATTTTGCGGTAACAACTGTCAAGCTTGCAAGCGATTCAGTCACCTTTGCAAAGATTGTTGACGGGGCGGTTATTACAGCTAAAATCGCAGACCTGAACGTCACGACCGGTAAATTGGCAGATGGGGCGGTTATTACAGCTAAAATAGCAGACCTGAATGTTACGACGGGTAAATTGGCAGATAATGCGGTTACTACCGTAAAGATTACAGACCTGAACGTCACGACGGAAAAACTAAACACCGCTGCCGTAACGACAGCTAAAATAGCAGACCTGAACGTCACGACCGGTAAATTGGCGGATAATGCGGTAACTACCGTAAAGATTACAGACCTGAACGTCACGACGGCAAAGATTGCAAACGATGCAGTTACATACGCCAAAATCCAGAATGTAACAGCAACGAATAGGGTACTTGGCCGTATTGCAGCCGGGGCTGGAGATGTGCAGGAGCTTACGCCTGCCAACCTGTATACATTGATGAGTATAACCGGACAAACAGACCGAGTACCGTATTTCACCGGAGTAAGTGCTATTGGCAGTAGCTCAAATTTCAGGTGGCTTGACGGCACACAAGAAGTGTTAGTAGGTCCAGGAGGTTCACTGAATGCCCGATTTACGCATAGCGATAATACGTCTGGAGGGATTGCCAATGCCACTATCCTATATGGCCAAGCCAATGTGCAAAGCGTGTATACTGCGCGGATTGAAAATACGCGAAATGCCGCCAACGCTGGCACAAAGCTATTATTGCAGGTGGGCGGAGTAGATGCCGCTGATCCGTTTATTGAATTTATTATCAATGGAGCGGGAAACAACTGGACTATTGGCCCAGACAATTCAGACTCTGACAAATTCAAAATCACGCCAAAAAGCACGGCCCCTGGAAGCGTAGCAAATAGTGGTCTGATAATACGAAGTGAAGCCGCTGCAAGGGTTGGGATAAACAAAGACAACCCAGCTCATCCGCTAGATGTAGCAGGTATTACACAGGCTCACCAGTTCAGAAACCATGCAAATGTTTGGACGGCTGCGAGGATTGTATTCGCAACTGGAGCCGGCACAGGCCCATCTATTACATCAATATCAGGAGGCGTCAATGGATTCCGTATCGATTTTAAGACGGGAACAGCACCAACGGCAGGCGGTGACATATTTACCGCAACTTACCCAACGCCATTCGACGGGGAGAGTTATGTTGTTATGGGCGGGAGAGAAGACAACGCATACAATGACGAAATGTCAAAGTTTTACATAAGTGAAGCGGGCGGGGCAAGCTTTACCCTTAAGTCGCACGGGGCGCTCACTGCTACAAAAGACTACCATATTCAATTCGTAATTTTTGGAACCACAATAGGATGATTACTACTGCATCGGCTGCTTTTGTCCTCGAGGAGGACAGTCAGCAACAGTTTTTGGGGGCTCGCATTCTTTGTGAGCCAACATTTAGGGAAACAGAAGCGAAATTCAGTGTGAGGCTGAATGTGTTGGATAGTACTACCTCACATGTGATCCACTATGGATACATAGAGGTAACCTCCGCTGAAGTAGATGCAGAAACCGGTAGCGGCACGGGTGAGGTAGACCAGTGGTGGAACGCCCTGCAAAAAGCCGTTAAAACCAAACTTGCAGCAATACCGGATAATTCCGGGGTTACGTTCACGGTTATTTAAATTGTTACACCATGCCGCTATTTTTGTACAAGGCAAAATTTAAACGTGATTATGGGGAAAATACAGGGCGAATTGCGCGGAATCCCTGCTATATTAAGGTCAAACGCGATAGACTTAGTTTGTTTCGGAGCTATACAAGTCCAAAGAGCAAACAACCCGGAGGAAAGTATTGATAAAATTGTCCAAAATGTATTGGATACGTTTGGACTGAATGACAAGCTAACACCGGGGGCGGCAAAAACGGCCTATTTTAGAAACATAAAACTTTTCGTGGATTCAGGGTTATGAGCGATTATATCTACGCAGAAAAAAACGGGATACGCCAACGGTTTACCCGCAAATCCTGGGACGTACTCGGTACGGATAAACTCGGTTGGGTAGAGGTGGAACCAACGCCGCCACCCGTCCCTAAAGAGGTGGAGCCGGTATTAACCCGGCAAAGCGTACAAACTGAAACCCCCAACAAAAAACGCGGCCGCAAATGATTACCATTCGAAATAAACAGAACGGGAAAGTACACAAGGTCACACGCGAAATGCTGGACAACCTCTATGCACGTGGCGATCAGTGGCGTACCCTTTATGAGATAATTACGGAACCACCCGTTCCGAAAGAGATAAAAAAACTGTCCGGTAAACAAAAGCCGGAATCTGACACCGATGGACTTTCAATCAATAATGATGGAGTTCCTGAGCAAGACGCTGGGGAAATCCAATGAAGAGTTAACCGCGCTACTCTTTCAAAAAGCGGATGACGGAACGCTGACCGATCAAATAGCGACTGACGCTCTTTCACAGTTAGAAGCCCTCCATCAAACACACCTGCAAAGCCTTCAGGAAGATGCTGGTAAAGATCAGTACAATGAAGGCCACCAAAAGGGAAAGTTTGAAGCGCTATCCAAAGAGGAAGAATGGCTGAAAAAGTCGTTCAACCTCCAGGGTAAGGGCAAGTTGCGCGACCTGATTGCAGAGGCTATCCAGGCAAGCGCAAGCCTGACGGAAGATAAGGTGCAAACGCACCCGCTTTTTGTCAATGCCAAAACAGCGTGGGAGGAAGAAAAAGCCCAACTGATTGAAGCACACACGGCGCAACTTTCAGAGGCGACAACGAAGGTAGAGCGACAAATGAGGTTTTCACAGGTGTCACCCGTCATTGACGAGGCACTTATCAAAGCCGGTGTTTCACCCGATTTCCTTAAGCCGGCCGCAAAGCGGGCTTTTCTCTCGCAATTTGAGGGCAAAGACTTTGAAGTTACTGACACGGGTATTTACATCAAAAACCCAGACGGTAAACTGGAAAAGGACGCACACGGCCACCCTGTTAAACTGGATGCCTATGTATGTAGGGTCGCCTCTGATTGGTTTCCGATTGAAAAGCAGCCAACGCGACAGGCCCCAGGGAATGACCCGGTTGATCCGGCAAAGCCCGCAACTAAGTGGACAAAAGAAAACGCACCGAAAACGCAAAAGGAATTTGACGCGCTTTATGCAACGCTGGAAGGCGAAGAAGCGCGAGAATTAACCAGGGCTTTTCTGGATGCAAACGCACCGCAGCCAGCGACCTAAGAGCGGGTTAAGCGGGGCGCGAAACAAAAAACAAACAAACAAACACAAACACTATGGCTATTACTAATAGCGCCCTCCCTCTTGTTTTGGAGATGGCTTCGACCCGTTGGCCTAACAGCATGGCCGAACGCGATTTCACCGCACGAATTGACACCCTTTTGGCCCTCCGTGACCAACAAACGGCCCGCATTGAATACGCCAACCTCCCGGACGGCGTGGATGCCCGTATTGCATGGATGGATAATTGCGACCTGACCGTAGATAGCTACGTTTCTACCGATTGCACGTTTTCAGGCCCGGAAGCGGACACATACAAAAAGGATTTGTCTATTGACCAGGCGCGGGAAACCAAGTTCAGTGTACCACTGGACGCATGGCGCGACAACCTTTTCGGCTTCGCTGACGCTGTGGCCGTCAACCTTAATAAAGTGATGGTTGCACAGGCTGAATACGTAGCGCAATACTGCGTCGGCGTATTCAATGCCAACCTGGGTGTTAACACCTACAACAACGGCGGCAACTGGACTATTTCCGGCACTACCAACACCGTTCCGGGCGCTGAATGGGAAAGCACCGCTATCATGGGCAAGCTACTGATTGCAGCCCGGAAAAACCGTTTCGAGAATCCTTATGTGATTTCAGGCGAAAACCTGTTTCAACTTGCATACATGGCCCGCACGAGCGCGGCTAACGGTGAAGGCCGGGGCGATTTCCAGCGAATTAACGAAATGCCGATTTACAACGACATTTGGAATGTGGATGACGTGAACAGCGGAACCCTGATTTCCTACCTGATCGAGCGCGGCACTTTCGCGTTCCTATCTAAAGGGTACTACCCAACGACCCCGGAAACGATTAACGGCAATTTCCAGCGCTTCAGCATCCGAAACCGTTTCTTCCCGCAGCTTGTGCATGACGTTGAAACGCTGACGGATTGCACGACCGGAACCTGGAAGCAGCACTGGAAAGTTATTCCACGTTACAAGCTGGAAATTAACCCGACCGGATGCACGGCAACCAGCACGGGCGTAATTGCACTCACAAACGGCGGCGGCGTGTAAGCGGCTGACCTGACAAAAAACAAACATTCAATATGATGAAAAATAAATTCATTCTCCCGCTTTTTGCCTTTGTTGGCTTCGCTGTGGCCCTTGTTGCCTGGAACTATCCAGAGAGCGAGTACCAAACCAGCGCTACGGCGCTTTACGAATACGCCTGGACAAAGGACACCATTACCAACGCCGCAAACGACACGCTTTATTTGCCTTCGCGCATGCGTCCGGTAAACTCTGATTTCCTGATTGCCTTCGCCATTAACCGTACCTCTATTTCCGGCACTGCAAACGTAGCAGTAAAGGTGGAGGAAAGCGTGTACCCTTACACGGGCAGCACACCGCCAACGCGCGGCTGGGTAACGTCTTTGAACAGCGTAGGCGGTGCAGCCGATACAGACGCGACAACGGCAACAGAGGAAACGATCAGGATTCCAAACGCTTACGGGCGTTCTTACAGGATCATAATTGACGGCACAGGCACACAGTCAACATCCTATGATGCCCGAATACTGATGAAGCGTAAGAACTAATCAACATCTGAATTTTGCCCAATACACGGGGCCGGGATTACTTCTGGCCTGGCCCCTTTTCAATTTGAAAAAATGGCTGCAATAGATACAACTTGTTTTGATGGGGTGGTTGGGCTTGCTAATTGCGCATGTCCTTGCCTAAGCGATACGGCCCCTGAAGGGTACAACGAGGCAACAAGCGGCCTATACATTGCCGATATTTTGCCGCTTGAAATGGCCGACGGCGCAGACGATTGCAGCGACCCGGATAACCCCTGGAACGTACTCGAGCGCGGGCTTTCAGAGGGCAAAAACATGCTTTTGAAAGACCTGAACGCGGGCCTTATGAAGCGAAACCAGCTGACCAGGCAGCCGTTTAATGGGCTTATTGGGGAAAAGACACACCGCGACACGCTGACGCTATCCAAAGCCTATGCAGGTATGCGTATATGGTCACCCACTATTAAGGGCGGCTATTTGAGAATTAACAAATTGGGCGGCGTATTCAACACATCCGGCACGGTAACGGTAACGGTGTACGACCGCTTTAACGTGCAAGTGGGTAATCCGGTTGCTATAACAGTAACGGCCGGGACATACAGCACCGCCAACGCTTCTTTTGTTCTACCACTTTGGCAGGACGGCGCACCGGATACGCAATACTTTTTGACGTACCAAACAAGCGCAGCCCCGGCCCCGCGTGGCGTTCGGGCATGGTGTTCGACCTGCAACGGGGTTAGCGTTCCGCTATTCAGCACGACACGACCCTGGACGGGGCAAAAGGTTTGGAGCCGGAACCTTCAATGGGCAAACTGGATTCAGGTCGGCGGCTTTCAGGCTGATGACCTTACATCCTTTGACCTTTTGGCCGATCAACCGGGGGCAGATAGCGTATCAAACGGCCTTGCTATGGAGGTGGAACTAACATGCGATCCGGTTAGCGCCGTTTGTCTTTCCGGCCTGGATTATTCCGACCCGGTTTCCCTATCCATTGCCCACGCTTTACGGTATGCCGCCGCCATTTGCACGGCTGAAAAGATAATCAGACGTACAAGCCCTTACAGGAACGCACAGGTAGCGCGGGAGATCCTGGCACAAGACATACAGCAGTGGTGGAAAGACTATCAAACGAACGTAGAATACGCCACGTTCCACGCCAACGTAGGCAATACCGATTGTGTTTTTTGCAAACCCGCTTTTTCAATGGGCGTACAAAGTAAATTAGTGTGATATGACTTTCGAGGCAATAATTCAGGAATACAGCAAAGCGGTAATTGAATCCGGGTTTGTGTCAAAGGTTGGCGGCCTTGCACAGGTAGCCAACGTCAGCACGGCGGGCGGGAACCAGACTATTGTGTCTGCAAAGCTGTTCCCGTTTGAATCCGGCACATACTCGACGATTTCCCCCGATAAAAAAGAAACGGGTATTGCCTTTTGGCGGGCAAGCCCAACGAGGATCACCCGGCAAAGCGCCTACCTATCAGAACATCAAAACACGGTGACGCTTACTGTATGGGTGAACGGGGATAAGGTGAAGCTATCCAGCGACATGGACGCGGTTATGTACCTGCAAAAATTAATTGCAGGATATAGCCCGCAAATAGACAGCAACAGCCCGTACAGGAAGGTGAGCATGGAATTTATAGGCGATAGCCTGGGAGAGGTGGTCACGGGGTACGGATGGGATGGGCTTAATTTTAAGTACCACGAACACCCGCACCGGCTTTTTAACCTTCAGTTCCGTTTCTCGGCATTTGTCGGCGCGGGCTGTGCAACGCCTACCTTTCACATAGTTAGTCCGGTATGCTAATACTCGAATCCATAAGCGCGGGCCTTAGCGCCTGGGTAGTTTGCCGGGTTCTGATGGAGCCGGGAATGATCTTTGAAAAGTGGGGCCGGTTTGTTGATGAACTGGCAAACAATGGGTTGGAATGGATAGCAAAGCCTTTGGGCTATTGCGGCGTTTGTTTTTCCGGGCAATGGGGTTTTTGGTTCTACCTGATCGCGTGGCGTGATCGCTGGCAAGCGGGTGAACTGATAGCCTTTACACTTCAGACAATAGCGGCCTTTATGGTCATTGACTTTATAAAAGAAACAGGGCAAACATGGTTGAATCAACTGAAAAAAGAATCCAGTTAACCGACAACAGCTTTACAGCTGGAGGGGTGAAATACATCATTCATTCCAGCCTAAACATTGAACGTTACAGACACCTGGACGAATTACAAGTGCGGGCAGCTTATGGCACAGATTACGCCGGATTATTCCGGGGCTTTCTCAAATGGGTAGAGCTAAAGAACGCCTCAAAGCCTTTCGATGCTGATACGCATTTGAGGAATGTCTTTGAGGGGGTGCTAAGAAAACAGAACAAACAGAACGACCCGCTTTTACTGATTTGTACTCTGTTTTGTGATCCTGAAGGGGCAGACCGGACGGAATGGAGCGAAGAGCAAGCTAACGAAACGATAGAGGCATGGAGCCGGGAAGGTTATCCGGTAGAGGATTTTTTCAAATTGGGGCTGGAATTTGTACGGCGTTATCAGGTCGCCTTTCAGCCCGATTCCCTGAATACTTCGGAAGCGGAGGAAAAGTAAAAGGGAAGCAGCCTGACAAAGAAGTGGCAATAGATACGGTGGTAAAAGACCAAGCAGGCTTTTGGATGTCGGTACTTACTACGGTTTCCACCACCACAGGAACGCCACTTACTGACGTTCAAAAAATGGATGTGTTCGACTTCTTCGCGCTATTGGGCGTAGTGGAACGAAAGAACAAGGCAAAGTAAATGGGTAGCATAAGCGAACAGATACAGCGATTGGAGGCCATTAAAAACAGGCTTTTAAACCTATCCGATGCAATAGCAACGGCCGGTGCTGACCTGTGCGCTGACATTGCCGACCGGGTTATAAATAGAGGGGAGCGCGGCGAAGGCGGCAAATTTAGCCCGTATTCAACGAAAGATGTCCCGGCGTTCTGGTATATGGGTAGGAGCCTAAACGCGCAAGGTGAGGCAAAGGTGAAGGCTAAGGCGAAAGCTAAAGAAGGGATGTCGTACAAAGAGTTCAGAGAGGCGAACAACCGGCCTACTGCCTTCAAAAACTTTTCTTTTTCGCAGGAAATGTGGCGCGGGTTTGGCGTGAAAAAGGTAGAGGCTAACGGCGGGGATTATACGCTTGTAATTGGCGGGCAAACGAAAGAGAGCGAGGAAAAAATAGCTTGGATGTCCGGGCAGGAAAAGGTTTCAATCATTTCGCCGTCTGAAGAAGAAAAACGGCGGCTTTTACGAACGCTTACAAACAAGGTGCTAAATGGCTGACGAGCGGTTAAGAATAGATACGACAGAGGCGGTGCGCGACATTGCCAGGCTTACCGATGGGTTAACCGGCCTCCAGGCAAGTGCAAAGAAAGCGGGGGCGGCCTTTAATGATGCCTTTAGCGCTGACGAAGCGCAAGGGGTAGCTGATGCCCTGGATGATCTACAAAGGCAGTATGACAGCCTGAAAAAGTCAGCCGATACGCTGAAAACGGCACTAAAGAACGCCACGAACCCAGAGCTAATAAAGCTATACGCCTCCAATATCGCAAAGCTGGAGGCCGGGATGCACAAGTTGGAGCAGACGGGAAAGGCGGCCGGGGTGAATCTGCAAAAGGTGAACGGCGCAATGACAACCGGCAAGGAGGTTGTTCAGAACTACATAGGGGCGTTTACAAAGGCCACGATTATCATTGCCGCTATTGACGCTGTTTTGAAGTTTGGAGCGGAGGCGATAAACCTTGCTAACCAAACAGCAAAGGCACAAAAACAATTTGAAGCGTTCACGGGTAGCGCCGATTCTGCGAGCAAAATACTTCAGGAGTTAAAAGGATTTGCCAATGAAAAGGTATTGCCAAGTGATGACGTTTTCCAGGCCGGCAAAGCGCTTTTGGCGTTTGGGGAGGAGGCGGACAATATAGTGCCGGTGTTGGGGCGTATTGCCGATGTATCGAGGGCAACGGGTAAGGATTTCAACGAGTTAACGACTATATATGGCAAGGCGCGGGCGGCGGGTGTACTGTATGCAGAGGATATTAACCAGCTTGTAGATGCAGGCGTTCCTATTATTCAGGAGTTCGCCAAACAAATGGGCGTTTCTAACGACCAAGTGAAAAAGTTGGCCTCCGAGGGAAAAATCAGTTTTGAAGAGCTGCAACTCGCATTATTCAACCTGACGGCCGAAGGCGGCAAGTTTGCCGGGCAAGCGGAGGCGGGTGTTTCAGCAGGCGACAGATTTAGTGTGGCCTGGTCAACGGCACTCGAAAAGGTAGGGACTGTATTAAAGCCCGCTTGGGATGCTATACTAAATGGGTTGGCGGGGATATTAGATAGCGTTTCAAAACTGGCTGAATCCAACAGTTTTAGCCAGTTTTTGGAAAATAGCGCAAGAGCTGTTTTAAAGGTTTCGCCGATACTTGGGCAGGTTGCAAAGTTTTTTAATGTCCTTCAGGATGAAGAAAAGCAAGGGGCGTTTTTTGACATACCGGATAACAACGCAGAGGCAAAAAAAGTGGCAGATGAGCGTTTAAAGATTGAGCAGGAGGCCGAAAAGAAGCGCAAAGAACGGGCAAAAGCCAACGCCGCCGAACTTGCAAAGATTGAAAAGGAAAAGAACGCCCTCCGAATCCAGGCAATGAAGGACGGCGAGGCAAAGGAAATCGCACAGGAAAATCTACGCTTCTCAGAACTGAAAAAGCAGCTTGAAAAGTACAACCTGGACACCACGGAGGCAACGGAGCATCACGAAGAAAACCTACTCAAAATCCAGGCTAAATACTTCTTGGAGCGCTTCAACGAGCAGCAGGATGAAATAGAGCGCCAAAAGGAACTTGAGCAGGAACTAATAGACTTCGACAACGAAAAGGCCGCCGAACGGATAGCCAATGCAAAGAAAAAAGCAGAGGATATTTTCAATGTCAGGGAATCCGAGTTGGATTTGTTGGAGCAGCAGTACGCCAACTATCTTGCACAAATGCGTAAGGATGGGGCGGACGAAAAAGCGATTGGAGAGCAGCAATTAAAGTTCGACAACGCAATAGCAGCCGAACGCCTGAAAAATAAAATTGCCTTACAGGAGGCCATTTTAAAAACGCTCGACGCTGGGAATACCGCCGAAATAGAAATTGTAAAGAACAATATTGCCACACTAAAGGCGCAATTAGAAGGCTTGTCTATTGACGTTCCAACGCCTGACGGCGGGAAGGGCGACGGCAAAGGACTTTTGGAAAGTTTTGGTTTCAATGATGACCAGATTGCAGAGCTACGCAAAGGAGCCGACAGCCTTATTTCCATCATTAACGACGTAAGCGCCGCCCAAATTGAAAAAGCAGACCGGGCCATTGACGCGGCAAACCGGGAAAAGGACGCGGCTAAATCATTCTACGACGAACAAAAGGCGCTTAATGAGCAGGGCTTCGCCAATGACTTGGATCTGGCAGAGCGCCGATTACAGGCAGCCGCCGCACAGGAGCAACGGGCCTTAGAACAAAAGAAAAAAGCACAGCGACAACAAATACTTATTGAATCGGCATTGCAGGCGGCAAACATAGCAACGTCGGCTTCACAGGCTTTTAAAGCGTTCCCGCCTCCATTAAC